ATTATGTTACCAGAAACATTAGAAGAGAGTCTAAACGCTCTGGAATACTACAAGGCGTTACTAAGTACTAGTACAAATGAAAAGATGAAACTAGTATATATGCGACGTATTGATAATTTAGAAGCACATATTCGTGTTTTAAGATTAAAAAGAAAACTTTAATCTACTTTATTATAATTAGTATCTAATACTTTTATCTTAAAGTACAAAATTTTTATTATGTTTAATAACGCTATACCTAATATAGTAGTGTTTTTGTGTTTAATTGCTTTAAGTATGCTATTAATTAACATTGAAGTATTATCTTTAATAAGCTTGATCTTAGCTATTTTGTTAGGTAGTCTAACTATTTATAGAATGGCAACGAGTAAAATCATTACTTTTTAAATATGAAAAAGGATAAAGTTCAAGAACTTGATCATGGACTGTACACAATTTATTGGAAACAATCCGTTGGAGGAGGCAAGTCACTCGCTGCTGTTGGTTCTTTAGCTAATGGCGACATGTGGTATGCCTGTACGAATTTTATTAGTCCTAAAAAAAGTATTGATTGGAAGTTTGTAAAGAAAGTAAAATTGATTAGAAGTTAATACCTTATAAATAAGATACCCATGAAATACACACTATTACTACTCCTTTGGTTTACTACCTTAGGAGTAAGACACCCTAACATTATGTATGCTGGATCTTCTTCCTGCATAGAAGTAGTTGATATAAAGCCTAGTACTCATACAGTATTAGTAGAACTTACCAAATTGATCAATAGTGAATGTTGGTCTGAAGGCTTTCTAGGTAAAAGAGAAGTACTAGGAGTAATTATGTCCCGAGTCCTACATAAGAAATTTCCTAATTCTATATTAGGCGTTATTTATGATAAAGGGCAGTTTGATGGAGTAGGTACAAAGTATTTCATCTATACTGAGGAGACATATAAACTAGTGAAGCAATGGTACTTGGAGAAATATGTATCCAAGTATTTATTCTTTTATAACCCTTGTTCATCTACTGATACAAGATTTATAAGATGGGTCTATAAGAAATATCCTAATACTTTTTTTATAGACAACCATTTATTTCACGGAGAGTAAGTAGAAGAAGTTAGATAAAGACTTTCATTTAGAGGGCTTTCTGATGTATTTCAGGAGCCCTTTTTTATTCTTAAATTGAAAAATATGGACAAGATAAAAAATTGGAAAGAATATAGACCTAAATCGTTATGGTATAAAGGCCAATGGATTTATAATTGGTTTTCAAATATGATTCCTTTTACTACCCCTATTATTGTTCAGAATATAGCTTACTACAGTGTTGAGAACTATTATCAGGCTATGAAATTTAAAGACGCAAGAAAACGTTTGTACATAGCTAGATTAGAGCCTCATAGAGCTAAAAGAGAGGCTAGAAAACTTGTACTAAGAGAAGATTGGGATGACACTATGGCTATTAAGGTAATGAAAAAAGCCTTACTTCATAAGTGGAGTCAAGGACCTTTTAGGACACAATTGTTAAAGGCTAAACTTCCAATTATAGAATGGAACAATTGGAATGATAAAAAATGGGGAGTAAGTGTGAAAGACAATGAAGGACAAAAACCTTCTAGGAAACTTATTAACAGATATAAAAAATAATCTAAAATCATGACAAAAAAAGAAATAGAAAGCTTATCAGTAGGAACTCGTTTAACTATTTTAGAAAGGCCTCTTTCTTATAATGTTGAATCAGGTAGCCATGGTTTAGATTCAGTAGATTATCCATATAATCTTAAGATAACAAAGTTAAAATTAACAGGACCTTATCCTAGTTTTACTTGTGAAAAGGGTTATGGATGGAGTCTTCATGAAAAGAATTTAGACTTTTATACTTTTTCTTTTAGCGTAGGTAACTGGATTACCATTACTAAAGGAAGTAACTGGTCAAAAGCAATGGACAAATTTATAGGAAGAACTGTCCAGATAACTAAGGTAGATCCCTTGTTTGATTGTATTACTTTTGATGGGTTTGAAGGATGGTCATGGTGTTATGTAGATAATCATTTTAGACCTGCTACAAAAGATGAAATTAACGCTAAAAAGTGGGATATGAGTATGTCTTTCGGGGATCTTGAAGATTTACCTGAAGGTGTAGTTGAAAAGTTACCTGAAGAATCCCCTGAAAAGCCATCTGAAAAAGACGTGCAAAAAATAATTTTTAAATCTAATAGATATACTCCTGTTATTCATCTTAACAGAGCATATCAAACTATAAAACTATAGTCATGCCAAAGAAAATATCATTTTTAAATCGTGTTAAAACGGAGTTAAACAAAACTGATGCCGATTTACAATTAGAACAAGTGCAGGATTTCCAAGAAGATACTCTTCTATTATTAGAAGGAGAAATCATGAGCAGAAAAACTATTACTATTCCTCAATTAAAGTTAGAGTTAGATAGGGCTCTTAGAGCTTTAGATAAAGCTAAACTTAGATACGAAAAGACAGCTACTGCTGTATTTAAACCCGGGAGTACAGACCCATATACACCTCTGGGTTATATATCTAATCGTAAAGATGCATTAGATGTAATTACTGATGCATTAAGTCTTGTAACCTCTCTTGAAAGAAAGATTGATGAAATTGAAGGAGAGATAATTACATTAGAGACTTTCAAAGAAGACTTAATATGAATACCTTTCAGATATCTTTTGTTGACGCAGTAACAGAGCGTCAGGTAGAAATATCAGTAAAGCATACTGAAACAGAAGAAGAAATGAACAAAAGATTTACAGCTTGGTATTTCTCATTAAGAAGGTTACCAGAGGATCCCTCGAAAGCCTTCAAAGAATTTCTAAATCTAAACTATTAGATATGGATATTAATGATATCTATAAAGTTAGTCCTGGGGATGTAATGATACTACATAATTTAGATAAGTGTAGAATCGGAGGAAGTTGTGTAACTTACCCTTACAAAGTACAGATAAAATCTTTCAGTGTAGATGAAAGCAAAATTGTTCTAGAAGGTAATGATAGAGTATGGGAGATAAACTTAGGTTTAATATCTAAATTACAATATATACCTCTTCGTAGTGATATTTGTACCCATCGAGTTATAGGTAGAATAAAGAGATCAAAATACAACTGGGCTAAGAAAATGGATAAAATGATAGGTACTTTCCACTCTTTTAGATTGGATGCTGCCAATTATTTAAATGAGTATGAGTATGTATATAGTGATGGCCATTTTGATATAATAGAGGTACCTAAAGCAATATCTATTAGGATGGATGATAAACTAATCTATTCTTCTTTTAGACAGTTTTATAATGTTTTAGGAGGAAGTACATTTAAATATAACTTTCCCTTTTATAACATTAATAATAAAGGTAGAGCAACGGGAGGTTCATTTGATACTGTATATAAGAGTACGCCTGAGTCTTTCTTTTTTGCCAAATACTTAGCGCCTTCTAATAATGAACAACTACAGGAAAGAGAAGAATTGACGATAGATAGAGAATATTATAAAGAACCTTTAATATCCTTCAATAAGAGTCCTAGAGTAGTAGCATCTAAATGTGTTACTAAATGGGATCATATGTTAAAAATTAAATTCAAATGAACTTTAAAGACAAAGTACTAGCGAACAAGAATAAAAGTGAACGTGCTATTTTGGAAGATCAAGTATCTGATTTTCAGGAGGATACACGTATTTTTCTTGAATCGGAAATTGCCATTAGGCAGACATCTGTAATACCTCAACTGAAATTAGAGGTGACAAAAGTAAAAAGAAAAGAGAGTAAAGCTGCAAAATGTCTTGTAAGTAGTAAAGTAAACATTTTTGGCAGTAAAACTATCAAAACTCCGAAACAGTGGATTGATGATATATTAGAGGAAAAAAATAAAATAAATGATGCTAAAGAGGAACAATTGAACCTCGAAGCTCAAATAAAAGGAGTAGAAAAAGAGATACTGAGTTTGCAAGAAATGTTAGCTTTATTAGCTTAATTTATAGGGAGGAAGATATAGATGCTTCCTCCCTTATTTAACTAGAGACAATGAAAAAAAATGAAAAAAATAACAATTCTAAAAAAGGAATTAAGAAATACGAATACAAGTATCGAGGCTTTAACCTATGAGTTAAATCAGCTTAAAACTAAGTTAAATAGACTTAGAACAAGGCAGTTGACATTACAGACCAGGATAAACAAAGGACAGAATAAAGATATTCATATTACTGATCATGCTATTGTACAATATTTAGTACGATATAAAAATTTTAGTAAAAAAGAGATTGAAGATTTTTTAATTACTAGAACTTTTTTGGATATTTACGAAGTACTACCTAATGATGGAGAATTCCCCAATGGAAATGGCCAGACATTGGTTATTAAAAATGGTAAAATAGTTACAGTTATATGATTTACTTTATAGGTAACACTCTCATAGATTATGAAGAGGAAGAAATCAAATCTTCTAGTGTAGATGACTGTCTTGAATATTTGAGAGGGCATCAGGTAATAGGACTAGATATAGAAACAAGTAGGAAATTTGATAGACATAAATATGTATCTAAGGTGTATAAACCTGGCTTAGATCCTTATCTAAGTAGAATATGTATGGTACAATTTTCAGCAGGTAATAGAGATTATGTCATAGATGCAAGAGTAATAAATCTAGAACCTTTTAGAGAGATTTTAGAGAGTCAGAATTATCTAAAAGTAATACATAATGCACAGTTTGAAGGATTACACTTTCTCCATTATGGTATGAGAATTGTAAACATTTGGGATACCATGCTGGCTGAAAAGGTATTATATAATGGATTATTTATAAAATATTCCTTAGCAGCTTTAGCTAATAGATACCTAAATATAAAGGACATTTCTGACAATAGTTTATTTGATAATACTATTAGTGCTGAATTTACAAGACTTATTAGATTCCATTCAGATGAAGAGGCTATGCAACTAATAGAATCTTCGTATTTAGATAAATCAACTCGTATGCAGTTTGTAAATTGGGGTGATAAACCTTTTACAATTAAACAAATTAAATATGGAGTTGAAGATAGTAGAATGGTATTGGATATTTATGGGATACAACGAAGAGGACGACTTACTACTACAGGGTTATATAAACCTAATTTTGACATTAGATTTGAATCTAATTTTACACAAGTATTAGCAAACATTACTTACCATGGCTTTAATATAGATGTAGAGAGATGGTTAGAGACATATGAAAAGAATAAGAAAAGAGCAGAAAGACGTTTAGAAATACTTAATACTTATGTAGAAGAAAATCACCCTGAATTTACAGGAACTATAGATTTATTTAATTACAAAGCTCACTGTTTAATTCAGTGGAGTTCTTCTAAACAGGTGCTTCCTCTATTTAAGAAATACGATCTGGCATTACGAGTTAAGTCTAAGAGTACAAATAGACTCGAATGGACAGTGGGAGCTACTCATTTACTAGATGAATTACCTGCTAAATTAAAAGGTGCATATTTTAAGCAAAAAGATGTACCTATAACAGATGCTGATACTTTATGTTTAGCCTATTTACTATATAAACGTAGTGAACAATTAGTAACTACTTTTGGTAAAGATTGGCTAAAATATATACATCCCATAACCAAAAAAGTACATAGTCGATTTAATCAGTATATGATTACTAATCGACTTAGTTCCACATCCCCAAATATTCAGCAAATCCCTGCTACTAAAGACTTTAGAGATTGTTTTATAGCACCTAAAGGTAAGAAGTGGTTATCGTGTGATTATGCACAACAAGAAATTAGAGTTGCAGCAGAAGTTCATAATAATCAAAAGATGAAAGATTTCTTTTTGGTACCTAATGCTTTTGATTCAGACTATCATTCATTCGCTGCTACTAATATTCAACGAATTATGAGGGAAGACCCTCATTACATGGTACCTCCTAAGTCTTCTCCAGATTTTACTAATGAACATTCTAAAGAACGAGGTCATAGTAAAACTATTTCCTTTCTCTTACAATTCGGAGGATCCCCTTTTACGTTAGCTAAACGATTAGGGATTACTGAAGAAGAAGCTGAAGAATTATATAATGCATATTTTGGAGGCTTTGAAGGATTGGACAGATCTTTCCATAAGCGTAAAAAGTTTATTCTTGAAAAAGGATATTCAGTTATATCCTCGTCACCCAAAAAACCTATAGATAAACGATATTTCTTTCCTTATTTTGAAAGGATGAAGGAATTAAAAAAACAAGCATATAGGCTTACCTCTTATCATGAGGGGCAAAGAATTCCACCAGAAGAAAAATTAAGACTTAGAACAGAAACTGAGTGGAGTAAAATATGGAAAGAATATATGTCTTATAAAGGAAAAGCGGAAAGGCGTGGTCTTAATACCCCTGTACAAGGATTAAGTAGTACTATGACAAAGATAGCAATGACTATTCTTTATAATAGAATATTAGAAGAGGATTTAGACTTACAGATGGTCATTCCTGTACATGACGAACTAAACTGTATTGGTTTAGAAGAACATGCTCCTATAATTGAAGAGGCTATGAAGAGAGCTGGTACTTATTTATGTAGCGATGTTCCTATGGATGCAGACTGTGAAGTAGCATCTTGTTGGGTACATTAAATTAAAACTATACAGTATGTTTCAATTTGGAAATTTTGGATATGAAGTTGGTTCTCCAGAAGAGCAAGTTATGTTAGAGTTATACGCCTTTTATACACAGAATGTTAAAGGTAAACGTATATCTAAGTCTATGTTTGGAATAGCTTTCTTTAGATGGTTGAGACATATTAATTATCCATTTGAAAAAATTGTAGATACTATTTATGAGCCAGTTACAATAGACATTGAGTATACATTAGTATAAAATTAAGAATCCGTATTTAGTTTCGAGGGAGAGTGGGTAGTAAGTACCCCTCTCCTTCTTTCTAATCACAAATGAAGAAAAATGACTTTATTAAATCACATTGGAGTCTTTATTCTAATAAGTCTAATATTAAGTTTAATATGGGGTTTTGAGGTATTTAAAAGTAATGAAGTACCTACTTTTCTAGAAATACAATTAGGTAGTGTAACTATATTTCTTATATTAGAAGTATTTTATTGGACTATTCAAATCTTTTTCTTAAACTACTTTAATATATAACAATAACTCTATGGTGTTAGAAAATATAATAATCATTTATGCTATAGTATATTTCTGGTGGATTCTTTATGATTCCACTAGGAATGTTTTCAAACTATTTTTAAATAGTAACCATTACTTCCCGGGAGATGTATTAGATGTACTAGAAAATGTTGATACACTACAACTTAAAGTACATTGGAAACATGGTAAAAGTGGAGGGGGCTATTTATATGAAGTTTACCTATTATGAAAAAGTTTTTAATTTTTGTAGCAGGAGACAAGAATAACAATAAATATTATAATATGATTCAGAATGGATCTGAATTTATTGTTAAATATGGGCGAGTAGGAGGACATGAAACTACAAAGACATATCCCATGTCTAGATGGGGTCGGACTATCTCTAGTAAATTAAGAAAAGGGTATAAGGATATTAGTGATTTGAAAGCTGTAAAGACTGTTGTACAGTCTAAATCAGGTAATACAGACTTTGATAACTTTTATCAAGTCTTTTCTAAATACACTAAAGGATCAGTATCCTCTTCTTATTTAGTAGATACTACTACACCGCAACAAATACAAGAAGCACAAAAACTTCTTGATGAAATTACTGCCCTTAAAAAGGTAAAAAAGATAAACAGTAGATTAGAAGAATTATACAAAGTAATTCCTAGAAGAATGGGTAAAGTATCTGACTATCTCATTAGTGATGTAGCTCAAAAAAATACTTTGTTAGCTAGGGAGCAAAATGCATTAGATGGTATGGATTCAGCTAATGTCATTAATACAGTTAATCCATATGAAGATTTGAACATTGAGTTTAAAGAGTTAGATCAACCGCCTACGTGGTTACGTGATAAAATAGAAGCAACCAATACGGGTTATAGGCGTAGAGACATTTATAAATGCTTTAAACTAGCTACGCCACGTTTAGAACGATTTGAAAATTGGATTAAAGATCAAAAAAATCCTGTTACAGAACATTTATTTCATGGCACTCGTTGTCCTAATATTTTCTCTATTCTTAAATCTGGGCTTATGATTCGTCCAACTAATGCTGCGTATATTTCAGGTGCAGCATATGGTGATGGTATTTATATGAGCAAGGATACAGGGAAATCATTAGGATATGTAGGTAATGACCCTGATGCTTTATTTCTCATATCTAATTGTCATATAGGCAAACAATATGAGTATAAAGGATGGTATAGAGACGGAAAAGACATTTCTAGAAGTGAAATGTCTTATCAAGGGATGAAGAAACGTAATTGTGATTCTTTGTATGTACATTCTGGTGATGGTTTACTGTCCTCTGAATTAATTTTCTACAAAGAAGATCAAGTAGTTATTGATTATATTATTTGGTTTAAATAAATTTAATTATGAATGTAACTAAGATCATTAGAAAAGTGGTAAAAGAATTAATCTCTTTAAGAGGAGAAATTACTACTTTAGAAGTCAAGAATCGACTTATCAGTATTTATGATACTGTCAAGTGGAACCAATCACTTGTATCTGGTACTATGGATCTTCTCTGTAGTAATGGACTTATCAAGAATTTACAATTTAGGGATAATGGTAAGTATCGTACTTATACAATTCCTAAACAGAAAAAAGAAGTAATATCTGTTAATAAAACTAAATTACAACAGATATTCATGGATCCAAGCGGAAAATTCCAAACAGTAACATGGAAAGCAGCGAGTGGAGAAAGAACTTACTCATTGAAAGCAAGTCGAAACAAGAATAACAATGGGTATATTGAAGTATATACTTCTAAAGGAGAGTTTAAATTAGTAGACCCAAGAACCATTTTGAAAATTAAAGCAAATGGAAGTATCTACAAAAAGAAATAAGATTCAAGAGGAAGGGCTTGAATCTTGGATTGAGAGAGGGGGCAACTCCTCTCTCATCATCTCTCAAGGGGTTGGTAAGAGTTTCATAATGTATAAAGCCTTTTACAGAGCTTTAACATTAGGATGGATTACTAATACTGATCCTATTTTTATCTTTTCCTTTACTAAAGACCAAGGCTCTAATTTAAAAAAAGAAGCTAGTGTCTTTGAATCTGTGTATGGAAAAAATCCTTTAAAAGATTTTAACCTTGAGTTCTGGTGCTATCAAAGTATTCCTAGGCACCCAAGAACGTTTGATGTTTATGATGAGCTTGATGCTACCCTCACCCCTGAATACATGAGAAATCTTACTCAATCTCCAGCACGTTACAAACTAGGTCTTACAGGAACAGAATCAGCAGGAGAATATGTATTCAAAGATATAGCAGAGCAAACTGGATTAGTTCAATCAGATGCTTCTACAAGAATGGGTAAAGTAACTCATTTAATTACTAAAGGACAATTGATTGAGATTTATTTACCTGTATCTTATAGGTATACCCGAGAACAAGCAGTTCTAGATGGTATTATTGCAGATATGCAAACAATCATCATAAACCATACTCTTGATGATACTCATAAAAGAATTTGGTACAGATCCCGAAAAAAAACCAAAAAAGAAATTGTTCCTAAATATACTGAAAAGGAATGGTATGCAAAAAAGAAAGGAGCTATACAATACCAATATACTCCTACTAGAGCTAAACAAGTAATAGGACAACAGATGAGTAGATTTTTATATAATTTACCATCTAAAGCAGTAGCAGCTAAGAAATTACTTAAGTTACTGCCCGGAAAGACTATTATTTTTTCTGAACGATTAGCTTTATTAAACTTAATTACTCCTAATGTAGTTACTAGTAAGGCGTCATCATCCTTTGTAGTAGACAATATCTTTTATAATAAAAAGAAAGTAAAAAAGGATGGACAAGATGTGTTTAGGTATCTAAAACGTCATTTACTAGAGCTTAAAGAAAAATTCATTACTCAAACAGAGTATGAGACTGCAAAAAGTATTTGGCTTACTACAAGAGTAGAGTCTAAGGTACTCTTTGAAAAGTTTAATAGAGGTGAAATAACCGAAATAGCATCGTCTAAGGCTATAGGAAGAGGTATGACACTAGATAATGTAGATAATGGTATATTACTATCATATGGATCTAAACATACCCCTATGAGTCAGAAAGTAGCTCGAACATGGCGGACAGATGGTAAATTAAAAAAGACTGCCAATTTATATGTATTTAGAACTATAAATACGTATGAAGAAGCATGGTTTGAATCTATGCAATATATTTATGGCACAGATAAAAAATTAATAGGAAAAATGGACTTGAATATAGTTAGAGAAATACCATCCTTAGCTTTAAGTCTCCCTAATTTTAAATTATGAATGAAGAATTATTAGAGTGTATATCGCCTGAAAGACGGTGGTTAGCTAAATTTGTAATTTTAGCAAGTACAGAAGGAGGAAATCTATATGATTTTATAACAGAACCTAAACATGGATTTCAATTTAAGAAACAACTTCATGATGTTATTAATGAAATTGTCTTGAAATTTTATAACGAAGGACATATAGATTTATATTCTGGAGAACATACCAGAATAAACTTTATAAAACCTATTTATGCTACATTTATATCTAACTTAGGCAATGTAGTAGAGAAAGCTCGTGGGTATTTTAAGAAACAATACAGTGGATATTCCCATTACCATGGTGATCCTCAAAGTATTAGTGAATTAATTGGGAAATGGAGAATCAAATATCCTCATTTAGATGTAGAGCTAATCCCTATGGCCTGTAAAGCTTATATAGATGATTGTAAAACTTCAGACCGTGCTTTAAAACGTATGGGAAACTTCATCCTACAAGAGAAAAATGGAGTAGTAGAATCTGATTTAGCTATGTGGGTAGATAACCTAACAGATAAAAACGATGTACAAGATCAAACCAAAAAAGACACCCTTATATGATAGGTATAATAAAGCTAGAGAAGAAAAGCTACAAGGAAAGATTAACTATATTCCCTTCTATGAATCTTTACCTAGATTCTCAGAAGCCTTTCCTGGTTTAATTCCTAAATCTTCTACAGTAATTGCAGCGAGTAAAGGGACAGGAAAGACAAAACTTACAAAATTTTTAAGTATATTTGTACCCTTCTTTTTTAAAAAGAATAATCCTACATTAGATTTTAACTTCACAGTAATATGGAATAGATTAGAAGAAAGTGAAGAAGAGTTTAAAGATGGATTAATGGTCTTATATCTAGAACAAGTACATAAAAAGAGAGTTACTCTTAATGACTTGAATGGTTATTCTAAAAGGCCTTTAGATAAGGAGATAATAAAGTTAACCTTAAAAGGGGAAGAATGGGTTCAAGAAATAATGTCTCATGTTATTTTAATAGATGAACCTACTCCTGGAGGCTTTTATAGAGCATGTCGTAGAGAATTATATAAGAAGGGTACTGTTTATGTAAAAGGAATAGAATATCCTATCCAAAATGATAACTGGAAAGAAATACCTAAGAACTTTACATATGTACCCAATGATCCTAATCATATAGTGGTACCAGTGTTTGATCATTTAGGTCTTATGAGACCTGAACAAGGTCTTACATGGTATGAGAGTGCAGAGAAATTATCTGCATACTATATTAGACGACGTTTATCATTGATATTTCAGACTTCTCCCATTTTAGTCCAGCAACGGGAGGCAGCATCTCAAACTACTGCCTACAACTATAAGGGAGGACAAATACTTCATAAAATTGAACCTAAGATTACAGACTTAGGTAAGATTAAAGTAACAGCAGATGATGCCTTAACGGTTATCATGTTATTTAACCCTGCTAGATATGAAGTAGATGATTATAGAGGTTATGATATCAATAAACTAGGGCATAATCAAAGAATCCTATTTGTAAGAAAGAATCGTAGAGGAAAAGAAGGACTAATACTACCTTTAGAATTTGATGGCTTGACAGGCATGTTTAAAGAATTACCAAAAGCTAATTCACCTGAAATGCAAGCTGTCTATAATAAATATTAAATGGAACTACCTACAAAACTTGTTAAAGCGAAGAGCGTGAATCCAGCCACTATGTTGATCTATGCACCTCCTAAATTAGGAAAGAGTACTATCATGGCATTATTAACTGAGAAGTATCCAAATTCTTTAATTATTTCCAATGAACCGAATGGTTATAATTTTTTAGATGCTATCGTTAAAGAAGCCTTGGATCCTGCAACATTTAGGAGTGTTATAGCAGCTATTGAAGAAAGAAATAAGACACAAAAACTTGAGTATCTAATTGTTGATACAGTAACCCAGATGGATAGTTGGAGTGAAATAGTGGGTACTTTAAGATACATGGAAACATCTCAAGGGAAAAAAATTCAATAGAATTGGAAAAATAGCAGGTGGAAAGAAAATTTCACCTAATAGTACTAATTTTGAGACAGTGCATGATATACCTCAAGGCTATGGATATAAACATTCAAGAGCAGTTATGATTGATTGGTTTGATCAATTAAGTAGATTAGCTGATCATGTTATATTTGTAGCGCACGTAAAAGATAAATTAGTATCATCTACTTTAGGAGAGTCTATTACTGCTACAACTATTAATTTAACTGGTAAAGTTAAAGACTTGTATTGTGCGAAAGTAGATGCTATTGCTATGTTAGTAACAGGCGAAGATACCTCAGAACGATATTTGTCCTTTCAAGCAAAGGATGATATTAAATTTATGGGCAGTCGTGCTCCTCACCTAAAAGGAAAAATCCTTATTTCAAAAGAGACTGAAAAAGAGGTTGAAGCGTATTGGGATAATATTTTCATCTAAAATTATATATATTTATGTTTTCAATTTCAGAAATGAGAGATCCGTTTGCAAAACAGAAAGCAGTTAACCCTTATGAAGGGCTTAACATGTTAACCTTACATCCTATCCAAGGAAAAGGTAAAGCGCGAATGGAACTATCTCCAAGTGTTATCGAAGCTATGCAGTTAGATTTAACTGACAAAACTAATCGAGTAATGATTAGTTTAGTTACTGATAAGACTAACTTAGCCTTATATCTTAAAGATATGGGGAGTAAGTCAGCATGGGTTCATGGAAATAGATGTTTTTCTTCAAAAGACATTTATAACCTTATATGTGATACATACGATTGTAACAAAAATGAGTTTACTAGGTTTACTTTAAACGAGATATCTCAGGGTAATGTTAAAGTATGGCAAATCTTACCTTTAGTAGAAGTTCCAGAAACTTCAGTAACTTCAGAAGAAACTCCAGAAGAAGTTGAAGGTTTCAATACTAATGAAAATCCTATGTCTACGTTTAAAGTACGTGTTACTGCTGAAGAAACTCAAGAAGCTATTGATAATCAAAATGATCAGGATGATTTAGTAGATCAAGCCCTAGCAAATATTGTCAATAGTTACTAATAGGTTTAACCTCAAGAAACCTATTATTCACTTTAAAAAAATAATTAATGTCAGATTCAATTTTCAACACGACTCCTAAAGACACTACTTACGTGTCTAATCGTTTAGGAGCTGGAGGTCATCTTGTGACTATTCGAGATATCAAGTACGGAGTATCTAGTACAGATAAACCTTACATGAGAATAATTGTTACAGGTGGAAAGACTGTAAGTGAGTATCATGACTATGAAGGAGTAAATACTAATGAACAAGCAACATCGTTTGATTTGTATCTAACCGAAGCGGCTTGGAATAATGCAACAGCACAAGTATTGCTCAGACTAGCAGAAAAGACAAATAATCAAAAATATTTGTCTTTGGGTAATTTAGGTAATGATGCTCAAGAGTTAGTTAGTATTCTTAAACCTTTGTTTATAAATACTCAATTTACACTATCTTTAACAGGGGTAGCTAAATACACCCTTAAAAAAGATAAATCTGATTACTACCGTAATGTTTATGCGGAATTTGATGCTTACTTAAGTAAAGGGCTCGCTGCTCCTCATGCAATTGAAGCAGCAGAAGCGGCTCAACGAGTACATGATTACTGGGAGAAATATTATATCCCAGTAAAAGATGCTGGACAACCGCCTTTACCTGAAATAGTAGAAGAGTACGAAGAAGAAGTAGAAGAAAACGGTGCTAATAAATGGTAGATTAAATTTGTTTAAAATTTTTTAGTGAGAGGGTTGGATTTTCCAGCCCTCTTCTTTATATTGTATTATGTATCTCACAAAAGTCCTATCTACAATTAATTTCAAAGAATTATTACAGAATATTAACCAAGAAGATGCTTTTACTTGGTTCTTAAATGAGGATATTAGTGGATACTTTAGGAATCCTTATAGAGACGATAGTAAACCTGGTTGTTATTTAGAATGGAGTGGTGATCTTTTATTAATGTGGGATTGGGGGGACTCTAATTTTAAAGGTAAATCTATTTTACAAGTAATTAGTTATGTTCATAACTTAAATTATAGAGATGCTGCTAAGTATCTTTATAATAATTTTGTATTAAATAGAACAATGAATAAACCCTCACATACCCGAACTATAAGAGAAAAAGGTACATTTAAGAAATTTATATTTCCTACTTCTAGAGCCTGGAGATTAGAGGATAAAGAGTATTGGTCTCAATACTACATAAGTAAAGCAGATCTTGAATTAGATAAAATTATACCTATCTCATGGTATTATACTAATAGTTCTAAGAATCCTGAAGAATTTTTCCCCATTCGTCCTAAACATCCTACTTATGGTATTCCTATACAGGATCGTTGGAAAATTTATACTCCCATAGGTAAAGTATTTGATACCAATCAACAATGGTACGATATAGGAGGACTACAACCTTTTAATGATGATTCTTATATCATTATCACAAAGTCTTTTAAAGATTATAGAGTATTAGCTACTCAAGGATATAACGCTCGTTATATTTTATGTGAAACAGTAAGAATTAACCCTAAGTTTTTAAAATATATAACCAAAGAGTTTAAACGTGTATATTATTTAATGGACAATGATATAGAAGGTATAAAAGCCTGTGAAAGATTAGTTATGGAATCTGAAGAAATAACTGGTCTAAAAATATTTAAAGGCATTTATTATCCTGTCCACTTACCTAAGGATTCTGCTGATGTGATTAAACAATTCGGTGAGTCTAGTTTTAATCATATCTTAGAAGAATTACTTATTTAAATCTCTAATCTTATGTTTGTTAAAAATTTTCAAGCATGTCCATGCGGCAAGCTTAATGGATGTATCACTGTGAGGGAAATGCATAAATGTAGCAATATGGAAATTAGCAAGGAAGTAGGCTTCTATGTTAAAGAAGATGGAACCAAACAATTTTTCGTAACAAAACCTTCTACTATAAATCATGATGTAGAAGAAAAAATAATCAATTATGACTAATGAATCCAACTAAAGTTATACATCCCTCATGGGAGCTCCCCTTACATCTTTTAGATAAATTTAAAGCGGTAAGTCAAAAGATACCTATAAATCCTGAACTTAAACATTTGTTCAGGGTTTTTTTCTTTGGATATTATGCATACTAAAGTAGTAATGATAGGGCTATCTCCTTACCAGAAAATAGGGGAAGAACGTAGGGCAAATGGAC